CGGTCACTTCAGGTAAAGGTGCTAGGGCGTTTGTTACTGATGCTTCAGCTCCAAGCTTTGGCGCTACTGTTGCGGCTGGCGGAGCGGTAGCCGTGCCTGTATATTCAGACGGAACAAATTGGAAGGTTGGCTAAACATGGCTGAAGATTACAAGCAACTTATAAAACAACAAATTCTTGGTCAAGGTTTAACCAGTAAATGGTCTGGTGCGGGTCATGGTTCTGCTGAGGCAAATGCCGAGGATATGGCTAAGATTTTGGCTGACATTGGCATTACCGACATCAAGCAGTTTGGCAAAGTTGATAAGTATGAGCCTGTTGAAAAAATTGGCATGACTTTTAACGGTCAGCCTGTTCAAGGTTCAGGTTCTGAATTTTATGTAATGGATGCCGTTGATACTGGTGATGGTACAGATTACGTTCGTAGAGATCTCAGCCCAGAAGAAGCCCAGCAAGTAAAGCCTGTCTATGGTGTTGTAACAGGAACGGATGAATATAACCAACCCACTTACAAGAATGTTGACGTTAAAAACATAAAAGAAGAAAACGGTCAGCTTTTTGGTGCTACTGGTGAAACATTCGGCAACAAGCTAACAGGTCAAGAAGTTCCGGTAACGTATGGTGGCCGCCAAGGAGGGAACTTCTTTGGTGGGACTTACGAGGGTAAGGGCAATACTGGTTACGGCGTGCAGTTTGATGACCAAGGCAATCCCATTTTCTACACACAAGGCGCGTCTAGTAGCGATCTTGGCAAGATTGCTCCGCTATTAACAATTGCATCATTTGTTCCCGGCTTGCAGCCTTTTGCCGCAGGTTTAAACTCATTGATCGCAGCTAAGCAAGGTAACGTATTGGGCGCAATTGCTGGAGCCGCTGGTCTTGGCAACATGGCTGGTATCAGTGGAATGGCTGATATTGCTAACGCAGCTAAATTTGCAAACGTTTTAAAGAGTGGCGATCCGTTAGCAATTGCTATGGCTGGCGCTAATGCCGGTGGAATAAGTGACATTGGCGGGGTTGACCTTAAAGATATTTCTAAAACAATTGGTGCGGTTAAAGCGCTTGGAAGCGGTGATCCACTAGCCATACTGCGCTATGGCATGGACGCAATTCCAAAGTCTAACAACCTTACCGCTTCTCTTGGCCCCGGCGATATGGATGAATTTAGGGCGAACCTGATCCCCGGTATGTTCAAACCCGGCAGTGGTGGGTACTCATCCTTAACTGGCGGCTCGGATGAATTTAATTTACCAAGTCCAGACGAAGATTTTCCGTCCACAATCCCACCAGACAGTGGCGGTTATGAAAGTGTGTTTGATCCAACTTTTGGCGGCTCAATGCCGACCAATTCAACCTCCGGTTACATCAATGAAATAACGGGTGAGTTTGTTCCAGATCCTTTGGGTGGACTACAAGGCCCACTTGGGCCAGAGACAGGTAATATCGACCCCAACAAAGAATGGGAATACAGCCTGACCAGACCCGGAGTTTGGACAAGCAAGGATGGCCAAGAGATTGATGTGAGCTATATGCCAGATCGAGACACGGCCATAAGCGGTGCGGAGTTGATGAAAAGAGCTGGGGCTATGCCCGGCGGTGCTAAGAAAGCGGCTCCAGCAAAACCCGGAGCTAGACCAGCTACTCCAACCACCCCCGGCGCAAGACCCACTACATCCGGCACAAACCCTGCGGTAGATGCTATTGCTAACTTGGCTAATCAACAGCAACAGCAACAAAACTCTCTGTTGAACATGATGATGAGTGACAAGACTGAGGGTGCTAAGATAAAATCTTACAAAGAGCTGTTTGGGGAAGATTTGTTTGGTGGGAGTTACGTTCCGCCTTCTGCACTTGGGGCAAGTGACGGATTCTCAGGGATGCCGATGCCAATGCCGATGCAGGGAATGCAGCAAGAGCAGAATGACGGGGATGGCGGGTTTTCTAATGGTGGTCGCGTAAACGGTACTGACGTTGACACCTTGTTACAAATTTTGAGGGGTTAATTATGGCGACTAAATATGGTCAGGACTACGGTGTAGACGTTAACGTTCCGTTTAACCCTGATGAAAATGTATTTGACCCAACTTACGGTGGCTCGCTACCTAATTACTTGCGTACAGACGATGACTTCATGCCTACAACTAGAGGCGGTGCTGGGGACATTTTAAGAGGCATAGCTGGTGGTGCTATTGGATCCAATAATCGGTCTGGCATTACCAACGCCATCAATGATCTTTTTGGAAGCAATCTTTCTGGTAAAGATATAGCAAGCCGTGTTGCCGTTCTTGGTGGTGGCTTGGCTGGCGGCCTTGGCGCTTTTGCACCTAATAGACAGAAGATCGGATACCAAGGTGGCATCCCCAAGTTCACCGCAGAGCGCAATATGGTGACTGCTCCTCCCGCTGGCAGCCGTCCCGGTGCTGGTGGTGTTAACTACGGCGGGGATGTAAATTACGTGCGTCAACCCGGATCTCCTTCCACTTCTTCTGGTGGCGGTGGTGGAGGCGGCGGTGGTTTTGATTTAGGAAACGTAGCAAAAGTAGCTGGTGGCGCTGGTTTAGCTGCATTGCTTGGTAACTATCTTAGTAAGCCCGGTGGAATTAGCAACATTGCGTCTATTTTTAAAGGGATGGGCGGTAGCGCTCCAGTAAGCAATCAAGGTGGAAGCACTCGTAGGACTGGAGAACCAACCACACCCGCAGGAACGCCAGATGAATTTGCTGGAATTGATGAACAGATTGAAGCCAATCTACTGCGTCAGCTTCCCAATCAGTTAAGCGATGAAGAGGTTCAAGCTGAGTTTGATCGTCTTCGTGGCGAAATACCAGAGTATCAACTGCCAATGAATGACGACATAATCGTAGAGGACTACGACAGGATTCCTTACTTTGGTAGCGGTGAAAGTTTTATGTACGCTAAGGGCGGTAACGTAGATAGCCCTCGATATCTGCAAGGGGAGACTGATGGTATGGCTGATAAGATTCCAGCACGTATTGGCCGCGACCAACCCGCTGCTTTAAGCCACGGCGAGTTTGTTGTCCCTGCGGATGTTGTGTCTCATTTAGGCAACGGCAACTCTGATGCTGGGGCTAAGAAGCTGTACAGCATGATGGACAAGATCCGTCAAGCCCGTACCGGCACAAAGAAACAAGGCAAGAAGATTAACCCCGACAAGTTCATGCCCGGTGGTTTGGCAAATGCTTATGCCGAAGGCGGATCAGTTAAACGGTATCAAACTGGTGGCGCTTTGCCCGCTGGCGTAACAGGATCAGAGCAAACACTTGCAAGCTGGACTGGTGACTACATTCCCAACATGCTTGGTAAGGCTGAAGCTTTGGCTAGTGCTCCGTATCAACAATATGGCGGCCCATTGACCGCTGGCGCTTCCGGTCTGCAACAGCAGGCATTCCAAGCTGCGAGTAATCTGTCTGTGCCTAGCAGTGTTGGTCAAGCTACGCAGACTGCGGGCGATATTGCTGCCAAGGCTCAAGGCATAAGCTACGATCCAACAAAGTTTGATAGCCAGTTCAAAGCACCGGAAATTTCTGCCGCTACGCAGTTTACAAACCAATTCAAAGCACCTGACCCGTACCAAAGTACAGCATTCAAATCAGGCACTTTCGGTCAAGAGCAAGCTCAGCAGTACATGAATCCGTACTTGCAAGCTTCTTTGAACCCACAACTGGAAGAGGCTCGCCGTCAGTCAAACATTAGCGAGCAGGCAAACAAAGCCGCAATGACCAAGGCTGGTGCTTTTGGTGGTGGCCGTAGTGCTATTTTGACCGCAGAGAACCAGCGTAACCTTGGCACTAACTTAGCTGGTATTACCGGTAAGGGCTATGACACCGCGTTCCAAAACGCCATGGCTCAGTTCAATGCTGACCAAGCCCGTAACTTGCAGGCACAACAGGCGTCTGAGCAGTCTAAGCAGTTTGGTGCCACTCAGGGTATGACCGCCGCTGACATGATGGCTAAGTACGGTATGTCTGCACAGCAAGCTCAAGAAGCTGCACGTCAGTTCAACCAAGGCCAGTCTATGACTGCGGCCCAGCAAGCCGCTCAGTACGGTCAAGCCGCTCAACAAGCCTCCGAGCAATCCCGTCAGTTTGGTGCAAACTTGGGGCTACAAGGTCTTCAAACCGGTCTGCAGGCTGCACAGACGCAAGGTAACTTGGGAATTTCTGGTGGTCAGTTGGGCTTGGCTCAGTTGCAAGAACAGTCACGTCTTGGCGCTACCCAGCGTGGTATTGAAGCTGAAGGTATTGCAGCGGACAAGGCTGCGTTTGAGCAGGCTCGTGAAAACCCATACAAGATGCTGCAGTTCCAGCAGTCTATGCTCCAAGGCTTGCCAATTTCTGCAACCAATTACTCGCTGCCTGAGCCAGACGCTCTTACTAATGCTGCTCGTGGTGCGACGACTGTGAATCAGTTGCTTAAAACTTTGGGTTTGGGGTCTTCATCCCCAAAGAGGTAACCCCCTCCAGTTCTTCGGATTCTGGCGGGGGCTTGGGTTTAGGTTTAGGTTTAGCTGGTGGTTTGGCTGCGGCAGCGTCACGCCCTGCTGCGCCTGAGCCTATGTATACGCCTAAGCAAGAGCCGTCTTATGCGTATAACCCACCGCCTCCTGAGCCACCACCTCCGCCACCCCCACCTCCTGCTCCGCCGCCACCTCCCCCGTCTGCGCCGGTTCCACCGCCTCCGCCCATTACTGCGCCAACGCCTCAGCCAGCGCCCATATTCACACCGCCACAGCCGCCTCAAGAATTTGAGTACATGCAAAACGGTTTTAATGTTGACGACACACCTGCGTACATCAAAGTGGCTAAAGGTGCTGCGGGAAATGCAGCGGTACAGCTTCCACCAGAACCTGTTTACACACCACCTCCAGAGCCTGATTATTTTGCACAGCAATTTGGGCCAGATGTTTATAGTCCAACACCTGCTCCTGCATATACGCCTCCTCCAGAGCCTGTTTACACGCCCCCAGAGCCTGACTATTTTGCGCAGCAGTTTGGTGGTGGTTATGGAGGCTATGGCATAGATGACCCGTATTACGAGCAGATGTTTGCCAAGGGCGGCTTAGTAAATCTTCTCCGTAGACGCTAAGAGAAATTTCAATAAAATGAGCACAGTTATCAGAAGGAATTATCATGGGTATTGAACAACTTGTTGATGCGTTTAAGGGCAACCCACAGCCTTTGCAGGCCAAAGTACAACAGGCTCAGCAAGGTCAGCCTCCCGGAGCTATTCCGCCCGATCTGGAAGAAGCCATTGCGCTTCAGAAAATCACTGAACTGCGTAACAGTGCGCAGAACCAACAAGCTATGCAGGCTGGCGGTGCTCAGCCGTCTGTTGTAGAAAAGCTACGCCAGATGTTAAGTGCTGAACAAAGACAGCAAGCTCAACCCCCACAGATGCCCCAAGGTATGCCACAAGGCCCACAAGGACAACCACCTATGCCACAAGGTCAACCACCCATGCAAGGGCAACCACCCGCACCGCAAGGACAACCCGTTATGGCTGCTGGCGGCGGAAGCATTGCTCAACTTATGTCTAACCTTGGTCGCCACTATGCGGGCGGCGGTATCGTTGCATTTAACGGTGAAGATGAAAGTCGTGTTGAGGACGAAGAAATAAAGAAAAAGCTCCAACAGTACACCCTGCAACAGCAAGGTGCTGACTATGTTGCGCGTAAACAAGCCGCACGCCTTGCAGAAGCAGAAAATGAAGCTCGCCGTCAGGCATTGATGTCGCAAATTCCAACGGGTGGCAAAGAAGCCCCTGCGTCTACTGGCCGTATGTCCGGTGAGTTTGAGCGAAATTTAAGTAATACGTTGGCCGCTATGCCCGGCGCTAGTGTAATGAAAGCATTTAGTGGCAGCGGTCTTCGTGGCTTAATGGGTCTGTTAGGTATTGCGGGTGATCGGGAAGAAAAACCGGCGGCAGCTACACCTCCCGCTACCTTGGATGCAGAATCCGAGAAACTCAAACGCTTAGCTGCGGTTAAACCTCAAACGGGACAAAGCACCAACCCTGATTTAGTACCAAGAAAGCCAATAGTGGGAACTTCTCCTGACGACATTAGGCCCGCGCCGTCTCGTGCAACTACTAGCGGTGTAGATAGCGCACCCATGCCAAGTGGTTTGGCTGGTTTGCCATCAGTGGGCGTTGGCCGCGACTACGAAAGAAGAATGCTTGCTGAGAATCAAAAGTTTGATCCCAAAGCATATAGAGAGCAATTCTTAAAAGAAGTTGGCCCACGAGATCTTTCTGTCTATGACGAAATGGCAGCCGAACTCAAAGCCCGAAAAGAGCGTTTAAACGCACCGCAGGCTGGTTTTGATTCTTTGATGGAATACTTGGGCGCTATTGCTCAATCCGGTGGTGGTCGTAACTGGATGGAAGCAGGGGCCAAAGGCGCTGCCACCTTAAGTGCCGCGCAAAAGGCTCGTCAAGCCCAACAAGATGCTTTAGTTGACAAGATCCTTGACATTGGTTCCAAGAAGAAAGAAGCCGAATACAACGAAAGACTTGGCTTGTTTAACCTTACCAAAACTGAGCAAGACAGAGTTAAATCTGAAAGCAAAGACATCGCTAAATCTCTTGGTTTGTCTGAGGACAAAGAAATCGAGCAGCGTCAGCAAATGACTATTGAGATGATGCGGATAAAAACTCAGAAAGAAATTGAAGCAAGTAGGGCTGCCAGTCGTGTGGCTGGATCAGGAGCTGGCGATAGACAACAGTTGAATGAACTTAAGGCATTGCAGACCAGCCTAAAAGACCAGCTAAAAGAACCCCGCATGATGGGTAAAGCCGGTGATGATTTGCGCCGCCAATTGGCCGCTGTTAATGCTGAGATTGCAAAAATGGCTGGGCTTAGTACAATGGCAACAGCCCCCGGCGCAGCAAGCCCCGGCGGAACCAGTCTGAAATACAACCCCAAGACGGGGAAAATTGAATGAGGTAACACATGGCGTATACAGTAGCTTTGCCTGACGGTCGGACAGTTGAATTTCCCGATGATCTTCCCAAGGACAGAGCTGCTGCAATAATTCGCCAGCAGTTTCCCAATTTAGGGGCTCCAGAAACCACCATATTGGGTGGAGCTAAAGAACTGTTCAAAGGACTTGCGCCCGGCGCAGTTGGGCTTGTGGAAAGCGCTGCTACCGGCGCGTCGGCGTTGCTACCTGAAAGCCTAGAAAAGTCCGCCCGAGAGAAAATTAAATCGGTCGCTACTGCCGCCAAAGCGCCGTTTGCTGCAGCCCCCGGGTACGAAGAATCTATCCCCCGCAAGTTAAGTGAAGCCATCGGCTCAACTGCTCCGTTCCTTCTCGCAGGTCCGTTTGGTTTAGCTGGACGAGCAGCTGCCGTTGGTCTGGGTGTTGGTGCTGGAGCCGGTGAAGCCCGTACACGCGCTGAAGAGTCTGGAGCTACTAGCGAACAGCGCGGCACAGCCACAGCCTTAGGCACCTTACCCGGTGCGCTGGAAGCATTTGCGCCATTCCGCATTTTGTCTCGTATCCCCGATGCGGCCACGGCATCTGCTGTGCAAACTGTCAAACGCGCCTTGGTTGCCGGTGGTGAAGAAGCTGCGCAGGAAGCCGCTTCAGGCTTAGCGCAAAACATGATTGCCAAGGGCATCTACAAGCCAGAACAAGAACTAATTGAAGGTTTGGGTGAACAAGCCGCATACGGCGGAGCCACTGGTGCAATCGTTCAGGGTTTGATGGACTTAGCATTAGGTCGCCGTGCAAGAGGATCCGCCACCCAGCCACCGCCACCTCCACCCCCTGCCGAGCCCGGCCCACAACTTCCACCTGAAGCGCCAGTAGGTACGCAAGGTGCCTTGTTTAGCGAAGAGGAGATGGGCAAACGCATCCCTACTCCTAAAGAAGAACCCGCTGCCCAGCCTACACCTGCCGCGCCCCAAGGCGAACAACTTGGCCTTGGCTTAGATTTCCAACGTGACTACGCAGATATTGTCAAAGAGCGCGAAACACTCAAACAACAGCCACAAACTCCTGAAGTCAAGGCCCGTGTTGCCGAACTAAACGATATGGTCTTGAACCTGCACGAGCAGGAAGTTGCAAGTATTCGTGCAGAAAAACAAGCGCAAGCAGAGTTGCAGGAGCAATTCCCCGGTCTGTCACAACAGCCTGCACAAGCGAGTTTATTCCCCGAAATTGACGTAGTCCGGCCTGAAGCTGCGGAGATGGAGCAGCCAAGACCTACGATATCTATACAGCAGGAAGAAGCCCGCAGCAGGCTGCAGGAAACACAAGACCAAGAAGCTGCGGATATTGCGCAAAAAGAACAAGAGCGTAGAGGCGGCCAGTATCGGTTGCCATTGCGCACCGTGCCGGAAGATAGAAACGTAAACCGCAACCTGCCTATCCCTGCCCGCCCAACAGAAATCACCATGCAGGACTTGGAAGACATCGGCGTTCCCATGCGCACTTCCCAAAAGTGGATGGAGCAAAATGTAATTGGCAAAACCCCTGCGGAAATCCAAGTACTCGTTGGTAATAACCCAGACTTGCTGTTGGGTACAGGCTCTCGCGCTCAGATATTGAAATACTTGACTGCGCCCGTACCTGAAGGCTTTAAGGAGGAAACCCGTGTCCCGACCCCTACCAAGACGAATCTGCCTAAGCCAAGACCTCAGCCCGGACGAGGTGAGCCAAGCGTGGGAGTACCTAGTGAGCTTACCAGCGCCGAACTTGTACAACCCCGAGCCAGAGTACCCGCCCCCGCCAGAACACCTGCAGCACCTGACCGACTCCGATTGGCACCTGCTGGACAACCTGTTAGCGAGGGAGTTGATGTTACGGGAGAGGCTCAGCCTACACTAAATGCACCTGCTACTACTCCTGCTGTTACTCCTCCTATTACCCCTGCCGCGCCTGTTGCGCAACCACCGGTGGCTGCTAAGCCAACTCCTAAAGCTCCCGTTGCCAAAAAGGGTAAAGCACCGGCTCCTGATGTCGCTCCTGAAGCTGTAGAAATCGAGACTGCTGAGCAAGAAGCCGCACGCAAAGCGGAAGCTGAGGAGGTGCGTAGGGCACTAGAAGCGCCCCCTGCCAAACCAGCACCGAAAATAGCTGCCCCTGCACCAAAAGCTGAGAAACCTGCGCCAAAGGCTGAGGCTGCTCCTGAACCGGAAGTTGAACAAGAAGTTGTAAGCCCGTTCGATGCCATTGCCAAGTACAAAGCAATTAAAGCTAAAGCGGAAGCCGCAACTAAAAACAAACCAAAAGCGGAGCTTAGCTACTCAGAAAAAGCTACGTTGTCTGAAGCCACTTTACAAGAGCGCGTTGCAAATGGTGATGTACGTGGAGCGTTGCAAGCAATTTTGACGGCACCAAAAGAGCTGTATAACGATCTGGATCGCGCCGTAGCACGTCGTATTTTGCTCAGTTCCAAACTGCCAACTGTCAAGGTCGTTGCAGAGGGAGATTTAGGCAAGGCTGATGATGGAAGTGTTGTTGCCGGACAGTACGACGCTGTGAGCGATACGATCTCGTTGGCTGATGGTTACGTGGGCGCACACACATTACTGCATGAGCTGATACACGGGTTTACTCATCGGGCTATTGAAGCTCATCTCGCTGGCAAAACTAACAATGCTGGTGTTCGCGCCCTGCAAGAGTTGTATGACCATGTGGCTAAGGCTAATCCGGATGCGCTTAAAACATACGGCATGACAAACCTTAGTGAGTTTGCTGCAGAGGCTATGTCCAACAAGGCATTCCAAGCCGTTTTGCAGAAAATTCCATACCGCCGCACTAACGCATTTACCGAGTTTGCTCGACGTGTTCTGCAAGTGTTGGGTCTAGCGCCTACGGATACCCATACATCACTGGCTGCAGCCATGATTTCCGTAGATACCATCATGACCAGCGGACGGCAGTTGCAAGTTGCCGAAACGGGAACTAGCGTAGCGGGGGCCCAAAACACGCCAAAAGTTGAATTCTCTAAGTCCTACACAGCGCAAGACATCGTGGACTCCATGGGCCCACTGACGCCAGTAAATAAGCGTGGCCTCAAAGAGATGATCGTGGGTACTGAGAAGGAAGGCGACCCCTCCAGAGGCGTTAAGTTCCGTGTAGCCGCCGCCGATTCTGCAGCTGCAATTGAAGAGAAGTTTAGCCGTACCTTTAACGGTGCAGTGCGTGATTCAATGGGCAAAATTAACCCCATGGGTCTGTACCGTCAGGCGCAGGACTACAGCAAAATTCTGCTGGAGTACTTCCAAAAAGGCACTCTAACCAAAGACAAAGAGACCGGTTTGTACCGCGCTATTGGCACGGCTGACGGCGCTCCTGCCGATGTATTCCCTCTTATTTACGCATGGGGCAAAAAGACAGGCCGAACCAACGAGCAGGCAGAACAGTTTGCAAGTCGTGTATTGGAAGCCAAGCGTTTGGATGAAGTGCTGAAAGTCAACCCAGACTTTCCTAAACATATTCCAGACCGTGACCGCGCTATATTGGTTGCTGAGTACAACTCCGACCCAGCATTTGCAAAAATGAATGCGGCAATGGACAAGCCGCGTTTGGCTCTGATTGATAAGATGGTTGACGTTGGTCGCTTATCAAAAGAAAAAGCTGCTGAGTGGAAGTCGGTAGTGGGCTATGTGCCATTTGACCGCATTGAGGACTTTGAGAAGAAATTCTCGACCATCAAGAAAACAACCGGTCGCTCGCCATTGGCATTGACCAAAGACCCCGAGTTGGTTGGTTCGTTTAAGCGTCCCGTTGGTAACGTGTTTGAGAACTACCTGAACACAATGGGCTGGATGGTTGGTCAGGTCATGAACAACGACGCTCGTATCCAAACTTTGCGTGGGTTGGAAGATCTAAACTTTACTGGCAAGCCCTCTCGCGTGCCCGGTACTGAAGGCAAAACCGCTAAAGCGTATGTCAACGGTGAAGCCATGTATTGGGAGTTGCCATCGCGTTATGACGTAGCTGCATTCCAAGACCTAAACCCACCCAAAATGGCTTTCATGCGCACACTGGGTGCCTTCTCTAACATTCTGCGTAAGTCAGTGACAATCTTGCCGCCGTTTGCATTGAAGCAGGTAACAGATGACGTGCAGCGTGCAATGCTTACATCCGGCGTAAAGAACCCCGGCGCTCTGCTCCGTATGTCATTGGCTAACTTTGGCAAGCTCGCTGTTGCAGAACTGCGTGGTATTCAGCATCCAATTGTCAAGGAGTTTGGTGCACTGGGACTGACTGGTGAATACGACTTTGAGGCTGGCAAGCCTGCCGTGTCGTTGCTAAAAGACTTAGGCTATCGTGAACGCGGTAGGTTTGAAACTATTCTGCATCGCTTAGATGGTATTACCCGTGCATCTGACTTGGCAGTTCGTAAAGCGATCTACGACCAGACCCTAAAAGAGAGCAACAACGACAGATTGTTGGCACAGACCCGTGCCCGTGAGTTCATAAACTTCCGACGCCGTGGAGCCAGTGAAATTATTGCGGTTGGCACCGCCACTATTCCGTTCTTTAACGCCTACGTGCAAGGTATGGACGTTCTGTATCGTGCCGCATCAGGTAAAGACTCAAGCTCATCGGTTGGTCGTGCCCAAGCCCGTCAATTGTTCTGGAGTCGTGCCGGTACTGTGGCCGCGTTGAGCGCCCTGTATGCGCTGATTGCAGGGGAAGATGAAGACTATCAAGACATGGACTTGCGGACTCGCAACGGCAACTGGATTCTCCCCGGTGGCTATAAAATCCCTGTGCCGGGCGAACTGGGCGCTATCTTCAAGGTAATTCCTGAGACCGTGGTTGAGTACTTGCGTCGCTCCGGTACGCCTGAAGAACAGACTGCTCTGGAAGCCATCCGCGCATCTGCTAAGTACATGTCAGAGCAATACATTGAGCGCACTGTGCCAATCCCACAAGCGGTCAAACCACTGATTGAAGCGTGGACAAACTACTCGTTCTTCACAGGGCGCGAACTGGAAGGTATCTACCAAAAGCAGCAAGATCCTAGCATGCGGACTACGTCTAGAACGTCTGAGTTGGCACAAGCTATCTCTAACTTTAGCCGTGACGTGATTGGTGTTGATGCCGTATCACCCATCCAGATTGACAATATGCTCAATGGCTACTTTGGCTCTACCGCCGCGCTCGTGACCATGATGACAGACAGCTTGCTGAACCCAACGCGAATCGACCGCCCACTGCACAAGTATGCACTGCTGAGCAACTATCTGTATGACCCAATTGGCACTCGTAGTTTGACTGAGTTCTACGACGAGCGCGAGAAAGTTGGTAAAGCCAATAACACTCTGCGTCAATTGATGAAGACTGATATTGCACGGGCTGAAGCCTACGCTGACGCGCACCAAGAAGAACTGGCGCTTGAGTCTGCAATAAACTCCACGCTTGAGCAGCTTGAACGCACTCGTGCTTACCGTAAATTCTTGAACAGCCCCGACGGTGCTGCAGATATGAGTAAGGAAGAGCGTGAGTCAGAACTCAACGAAATCAAAAAGATGGAAGTTGAGTTAACCGGTTGGCTGCGAGAAGCCAAGAACGAAATCCGCAAGGCTCAGTAAACCCGCCAGACACGAGCACCATACCTCCCGTATTCACAGCGGGAGCGTACCTCAAATCTAAACTTAAAAAACTTAGATGCGGGGGCAATGGCAGCTCGTACTTGCACAGGGGTTGCCGTTGTTGGTAGAAAAAAGGACGCCCCAACGAGCAGCTTCTCCCACTGCATAAAGTACTCCACCCCACAAAGGGTGAGTACTCGCAGATTGTCCGCCAGCTTCGGTACCGGTTTGGGTACAGGCTTCGGCTTAGATTGTGTCTTGGCCTTCGCCTTGCGTGAACGCCGTTTCGTCGATGCCAATTACGTCTCCATCAAAGATGTAGCAGCGCACTGCGATACCGCTTAAACCGCCCACAGCACCTGCGCCAATACGAGTTGGATGTGACTTACCGTCATACTTTAGGTACTTAGCAGCGGTCAGTTTAGCCAGACTTTCTCTGACGTCCACCTGCCGTGATGTGAAGAACTTGCGGAACTCAGCCACAGGGATAGCCAACGTCTTGGTGTCGGGGTCATACCGCATACGCAGTTGACCTTTGGGCATCATCGCGGGGCGCTCGGGCAAGCCACCTTTGGGGGTATATGCCGCTACCATTGCGTTGTTGACGTTCTCGTTGATGAAAGCGCCAAGAGTTTCTTGTGCAATCGTCAGGGAGTTGCCGATGTTGGATTGGTTTGCAATACGTGCTTCGCCCACCACGCCTAATGCGTACTGATAGATGCGGGGAATCTCAATGTCAATCAGGCCAAGCTTCTTGGCAATCAAAGCGCCAACGAAGGCACATGTCAATAAACAAGAATAGAAACGGTCTGTCTGGTCTAGGTCAAGCGCCTTGTCCACCTTCTCTTGCATCTTGGCCAGCATGTTCAGCACATGGTCGTGGTTGTCGATGATGTACTGGATATACACCGGACCGGCTACGCCGTAGTTGGTCAGCAGCTTGCCAAACACTGCGTCAATCTCAGCCTTGGTAGCGCCTTCGTAGGAGTGGAATGCCACCTCAAGCACCCTGCGAAGCTCACCATCTGCCGTGCTCTTAACGCTCTGCAACATGTCCACAACAGACGCATTGCCTGACGTGACTGTAATGTTGCACCAAGTGGTGTTGTTAATACGCAGCTTGTTGGCCTGATTTTCCATACGGTGCTTACCTCGCCCTGAGGTGAACCCATAAGCGTAGTCAGACAGCACTTCATGCTTCTCGTTGGTGATCTCGTCAACAGTAAATGCGATGCTGTTCATCATGCCAAGCATGTGCATCTTGGAAGCGTAGGTGTCTTCCTTCTTCATCAGCAGTGTATCGGGGTGCCCAAAGATGGAGTTGATGACCATCTGCGCGGTTGACTTGCCAGAGCCTGAGCCGTTGTGCTTCAGGTGAATCTGAGCGCCCTTTACGTTTTGCTTGGGGCCTATGAATTTCAGTAAGGGTGAACCAAAACCAAAGAACAAAGCCAAGGCATGCGTCTCAAGACCGGGGCGGTTGTAGAAGTTTGCAATCTTGCTCCACTCCTCCAAAGTACCCGTTGCCTTAAATGATTCCGCGAGTTCGCGTGTGCCGCTTGATGGCGGCGCTAGTTTAGTACCAGCCGCTGTGTATTCCAACTCACCTACAACGAAGCCAAGCCCGTCAGGTGTCCATCCCATTTGGCTGCGCGTTTTGTTCGCAGCGTACTGCGACTGCAGTTTACGTAGTGTCGAAGCAAAATAAGCCATGATTGCATCCAAGTGTTTTCCGTATGCGACTACGCCGTTTTTAATCAGCAAGTCGCGCATTTTGTCTTTAGTGAACAAGGTAGTCACGGGGGCGTAGAACCTGCGGATACCGTCTTGCTTCATGTGCAAGTTCAGTCCCACCATCTCACCTTCGCCGTTGCCATACTTGTCCGAATCAAAGTACCTCTCTGTCAGGTATAGGTCGTATGGGTAGATTTCAACGTCCTTCTCCTCACCATCGGGCGTACGTTCTTTCTTAAACACACCACCTGCCGCACCGCGAAAGTAAGGAAATGGGTATGCAGGGATTGACGTTGTGAGTGCCGGTGCCGATTCGTCTTCAGGAGTCTCAATGATGTATTGGTCGTCTTCAACTGGCGCAGCTTCAACAAACTTACCCAACAGAATTGGGGTAGAAATCTTTTGTGGGCACTCGTGGCAGAGCGATGGGTTGTTGTCCCGATACCACTCGCATGTGTACGGGCCTTTGGTCTCAGCCGCTTTAGCTTCGGTTGCTGCGGCGTCGTAGTCAGGATGATCGCGTGAAATCTTATGGATAGCAGAAGCGCCATCTTCACAACGCACTGCAATAGACAAGGCGGCCCGCCACAACGGTTCCTCAAGGCTAGCTGCGTGCTGCAACGCGTATTTCATCTGAGCGCAACCATTACCATTGGAGCTACGAACTGCAATGCGCTTGAACGAACACTTGGGGTACTCACCGCCAAGATCTTTAGACGTCTCGTCCATGCCAAACTGTTTAGCCGCACTCAGATCCATTGCCGGTGCAGGCAGCATCTCAGTAAACTCAGCAAGGGATACAGGCGTACCCATTGCAATAATCTGTACAGGTCTCGAGGTTTCGTTTTTAAAGTTATGTGTGCCGGGTATGCGTAAGATACGTGCGGCGTCGGCAGTTACCGCAGGGTCAGCAAATAGTTTCTTCTGAGCGCACAAGCGCTTCAGGGATTTCGCGTGTCGCACCCACTCGGATGCAGGCACGTCTTCAGTCAATGGCCAGTAGACATGGAGTCCACCACCTGAGTTAACAAGCGTTGGGCTTGGGAGTTGTGTATCAGCAATGAATATGGATAGTGCTTGGGCAGCGGCGGCTTGGTCAGCGTAGGGCTTACCAGTTCCGCAGTCTAAGTCTAGAAAGAACGACCGCAGGAAAGCGGCGTTATCAACCTTGCGACCTGAGTCGTCGTTGAATGTGGCGAGTGCGAAGTACGCATCTACGCCTTGAGAATCCATACCCGAGCCGACAGCCTCCACGTCTTCAATCGTTGTTTGAAACGACTGTTTGACAGCACCTGACCGAATACCCACAGTGCAATAGATGCCCTGCGTAGGTAAAACGGAGTTGAGAAAGTCAGTCACAGAACCTCACTGGGTTGAGGGGAAAAAATAGGGGCGACAGCGCTAACTGCCACCCCACGAGGTTTACTTACGTTTTGAAAGACGTGCAATAACTTTAGGCATTGCTGCCTGATGGCGGGCGCGCGGCACCGATTTACCAGTCAGCCAGTTGTACACAGTCGCACGAGTCACGCCAAACATCTGCGCAAGCTCGGTAATGGGTGTACCTTTGTTGATGCAAACATCCGCCAACTGCATAACAATCGGCTTCTGATCTGCATCTTCAACTTTCTGAATGAAAAGGGTGTAGTGCCCCCGCAACTTATTACGCATCGTCGTCAGTAGCCCAGTCGTTCAAAATATCAGATACGTCTTTAGGAGCCGGTGTTTCAGCTTTAGGCTTGGCAGGGCTGCGCTTGACAGGCTCTGCTACGGCTTCCGCTTTAGCGGCAGGCTCTTCCTTAAACGCTTGTGGCAACGCAGGCATGCCTTCAGCTTTAGATGGAACCATCTTCAACTCAATAGCTTGACGAGCGTCTTCTGTTTGGCTCTGTGCTTTACCCAGTTCCCACTCTTCTTTCGTCAAGGGGCGTACAGCACGGAACTTCAACACAGGCACTGCCTCGGCTGTGTCGAAGCGAGCTTCGGTCACGATGCCTGTAATCGGGATACCATGTCCTGACAAGAACTTACCAAACGCTTGCAGCGGCATCTTCTCACCTTCAGCACGACCGAAGTATGACTTGGCAGGGACTGACAAGCGATAGATGTTGCCACCAATGTCGTTCTCCAAAGCCACAGCCAAGCGCTTGCTGTAACGGCAGGCACGAGCCTTACCATCGCCAGAGCCTTCGATGTTCTGAGGGCAGGTAGCGCATGACTTGCTTTGTGGGTTCGTCACTTCTTCGTTAGGCACTACGCCTTCGGCAGACCAGCAGGCAGGTTTAATGTCTTTGCCTTCTTCGTATTTGTCTGCGTAGAACGTACGTGTCACACCTTTGCCAGATGCAATCACCACGAAGTTCATGGCGCGTTCTTCGTTCTTGGCAACTTCTTCGCCGCCTACGACCATGCGCCACACGCCGCCTTTGATTGAGATTTGTTTACCGCCAGAGCTACCTGCAATGTCTTTGGTAGTGGCGTCTGCGGCTTCGCGCAGATAGTCAGGGATAACGGAACCGGATTTGAAAAGTGTCATGTTACTCATTTTGATTTCCTTAATGGGAGGTTACTTGGATGAACGGCGAACCGTGATCGAGTATTTCGACTCGATATTCACACCTGCGGGCATTTTGTCTGGGTTCTCTTGGATGAACTGTGCGAAGTTACCTTGCGCAATCCGACGTTCGAGAAGGTCAGGGGCATCATGCTCACGGATGAATTTGTACATACTGTCCCAGTCACTGGTCCAGTAGCGTGTTTTGACTGCTCGTGTGAACGAGCCATGTTGGGTTTTGCCACCATCTTGTCCGGTGGCCTTGCAGATTTCTAGAAGCTCTTGCTCTACGGCGGCCAACTGCTGATCGAGGTCAGCAATCTCAGCTTCCATCTGCTTCTTTTTTGTTTCTTTAGCGTCACGTATTTTGATATACACATTGACTAATTGACTTGCATCCATGTGATTCCTTTTGATTTGCGTTGAACGAGTTTGAAATTATACACTGTCAAATTTCAGTGTCAAGCGTTTTGCGCAAGCGTGCATCAGTTCAGAAGAAATATTTTGTACGGCATACGCCTCACCCTCTGGGCCGAAGCAGCCCATGGCACCGGCTTCGCGTTCTGTTCCTTGCCATACGTGCACAGCTTCATGCACCAACAGCGCTGCCAATGCAATGGAGTCAAAGTCTTTCATGCGCTCCAGATCAACCCCAACGATGAAGGCTAACTCACCTTTGTTGTTATTTAAAGTATGCGTGGTTGCGTACGAACCCGGGGTAACAAACCGGTCAGATGCCTCCACATTCATATCTTTGAGGGCCCGCTTGTATTCAGCCTGCGTAGTCACAAGCATCAAGTATCCACCACGCAACAAACTGCGGTCTAACCATTTTGTTTTCATTCGAGCTCCTGTTTATATAAATCCACCAAACTTTGATGCAAGTCGATTTTGTTTTGCAGCATGGTGTACATGCGGCGCTCGACTGGACTGCCTTGTAGGTGTGTGACTGTCACCTTGTTTGTCTGCCCTGCGCGGTGTGCGCGTGAGTTAGCTTGCAGATAGATCTCTGTGGAGCTTACTGGACCCCACCACACTACTTGGTCTGCACGAGTCAGCGTGATGCCGTGTGCGGTTGCTTGAGGCACTAACAAAAGTATGCGTGGGTCATCTTCTGTTTGGAATTGTTTGATGATGTCTGCTCGGCGTGTAGACGCAACGCCGCCATGAATTGTCTGCACTGTATATCCTTCTTTGAGCAGAGCATTCTCTACCATCTCAAGCGTGTGCCGGTATGGGATAAACACCAATACCTTGTGGTCAGTCTGCTCAATCACGTTCATGAGTTCACTCATGCGATTAGCTACGTCAAACTCAACGACGCCACCATCATCCGTATACACCGCCCCTTGCGCCACTTGCAAAAGTTTGTTCAGCATAGCCGCCGCATTTACCGCCGTGATTTCCGAACCCGCAGCGATGGTCATCATTTGCTTGCGAAGAGCGTCATAGTACTTAGCCTGCTGAGCCGTCAAGGGAACTTCACGAGTGGAGTACAACAAGTCAGGCAGGTCTAAGCATTCTGCTTTCGTGAATCTAATGGCCGGTTGCAACACTTGATGGACTGTCTGCTGTGCGTCTTGCTTCGGCACCCACTTGTACTGCGTGAGTTTTAGCATCACCTTGTCGCGGAACGCCCCAAAGAATCTAGGCACTGAGTCGGGCGTCACGAGCTTAGCCAAGCCGTATGCGTCTAGAGGTGACTGCGAGGCAGGCGTACCAGTCATGAGCCACAGGCGTGTAGTAGGTTTAACCAAAGACGCAAGGCACTTCCAACGGTCAGTGGTCACGCTCTTAACTGCATTGGCCTCGTCCACAATGATGAGATCAAACCCACCCTCTGCCAACTCCTTGTTGACAACCTTCACGCCGTCAAAGTTAATGATGACAAACTCGTAGTCACCGCTAATGACTTTCTGTCTCTGTGTGCGTGAGCCTTGTGCAATAGCAACCGTGCGGTGCATAACAGTCTTAAATAAATCAGAGCGCCATGCGGTGTCCATGATGGACACTGGGCACACAACGAGCACACGCTTGACCTTGCCTTGATTCATTAGGTAGTCAGCCGCCCATGCCGCCGCACTGGTCTTGCCTGTGCCTGCTTCGTTAAACACAAAGCAACGTGGATGCAGTGTGAGAAATTCTGCAGTAGTGCGCTGGTGGTCAAACGGGGTAAACATTCCGGGCCATTCGTATCGGCCAAGAATAGGGCTAGGCACTTCACGAATACCTAGATTGCGTAAGAGTTGCACTTCGTCAAAGCCCCAGTTGACTAGCACTTGGTCAACGTCTCCGTTGCTGCCGAGCACTTTGCTCTTGGGAATGATTGAAGTGATCTGTGGTGCTTTGCGCGTGTTAAACAACAACGCTTTGTTGTCGATGATTTGCATAATAAATTTTGAATAGAGGTGACAAAAATAGCCCAGTAGCACTGCTACTGGGCAAACCCATTACTGGGAGGAGAATGGAACCAATGAAACAACTCAGCAACTGCTCACCGAGTAGTTACATACTACATTACTTTTTACGCTCTCGCTTAGAAATTTGTGACTTCATGGCACCGGTTTTAGTGCGAGCGAAACTGCGATTGGAATTGTCTGTGGAGGCACGAAGATTGCTTAGACTGGAGGTACCGCCTTTGGACATAGCCTTCTTGTGATCGACGTCTACATCGTCTGGCAGGGTGCCATGAGCCTTCTCGTAGGCACGTCGTGCCTTGTGTCTCTCGGACTGTGCGGCAAGCTGCTTGGGCGTACCCTGATAGCGCTCGTATTCCTGTTTGTAATTGCGTTTAGTGGCCATTGTGATTCTCACAAGATGTAACTGGGCAAAATTTGCAGAGGGCGGAGCTCTTGGGATTCCATACCCCATGCACCACAGCCGCTTCAATTGCACTAGCCCTGCCAGCCCATTTAGACAGGATTTCAGGCAACTGTTTCCTAGTGTACTCAGACTTAATAACGTCGCCAACTACAACGAACAACAGCGCACCCTTGACGGTATTTACGTTGGGGTGGTGAATCATCACCATAGCTGCCATAAGTTCTAACTGAGCGCTATCTGCGTACCGGCTTGACTTGCCGGTCTTATAGTCGGCTACCCTTGCAATGCCCTTCTCGTGGTTGATTGCAAGATAGTCTGGGATGCCTCGGAACCATACGTCTTTGTCAAAGAACCCACAGGGGGTGAAGTCTGCGCGGATGCCAAGTTTCTCTTCACAACGGATGTCGCCTTTGAAGTTGGCAAGGGGTTCCACGAATGGTTTGTAGTGCGCAAAATTCGCTGGAAGTGGTGTCTTATCACGGATGTATTCTTCGAATGCCTTGTGTACAGCAGTGCCGTACATGGTGGCTTCTGTGTCTTTAGATTTAAACTTTTTTAGTATCTTAACTTCGTGGTATCTGCGGGGACAGCCTTCGTAGTCTTTGATGCCTGAATAGGAATGGGCTAGCGTCATGGAAAAAACTGGGTTGATTTTTGTAACCCCGAGTGTACCAATCAACAGTCCCCATAGGAAGCCCCTACGCCTGATTCGCAGGCTAGCGGTAAAGTTTGTGCCCACTTTGGTCTCCATGACATGCACTCCTCAACGTATCGTTGTGCTTCGTCTTGTTCTTCAACCGGTGCAATACAAGCCACAGCATCGTGGACTGTCAACACCACCTTGTACTTCTTGCCGATTCTGAGCATCTGCTCTCCCACGACCTGACGTGCTACCGCTTGACACACGTTCTCCACAACTTTCCCGCCGTAGATGTACACGGGTAATCCCTTAGAGAAATAGCGCCACTGGTCTTTGCCAGTCTTTTCATCAGTCACTTTGGCTAAGTCGGGATACTGAATGAATAGCCCGCTGGGTAGGGTTAACCCTTTCCCCGGAACCGCCCTGATTAGCCCCTGCTCGTCCACTTGGAGGCCGTTGCCTGTACGCAACGCAATCAGCGCCTCGTCTGCCCTACGCCACAACTCGGGTATCTTGTAGTAAGTGTTCCTGTATGCGTCGATGATGCGTTTTGCCTCAGCTTCGGTTACTTCAACACCGGCCTGTTGCTTGAGGAATATCTGTAACTTCTTGTGCCCAACGCCGTAGCCTGCACCAAGCACAACGGTCTTGCCGACCTGACGCTGACTGGCTGAACCCGTCGTAACTTGCTCGGGCGGTATGTTGTAAATCTGGCTAGCCATGAGACGGTATACGTCCTGCTTATTCTCGAACGCTTGCACCAACTCCTGCTGACCTGCTAACCAAGCCAATGTCCGTGCCTCGATCTGCGCTGAGTCGCAGTCAATCACAACGTAGCCTTTGGGTGCCTTGATCGCCTTCTTGATCTTGCCTGCGTTCGTACCGCGCGATGGGAGGTTCTGCAGGTTTACAGAATCTTGCCCAGACCACCGACCAGAGTGGGCACCGTAGTAACGCAGAGGTACAGGAAACTTGCCTCGAGTAGACATACCAATAAAGCGCTCAGTGCGAGTCTCCTCAATTGTTGTTTTGTTTCCAAGGCGGGCTGCGACAAGCATTTGGACTCGTGCATCAGGGTGCTCCTCTAGTGATTTAAATTCTTCGTCTGTTTTGGCAAACGCAAAGGCTAACTTGCCAGTGCGTAGGCTTACTTTGGTCGGCGGTACAACGCCGTAGTTCTCGAGTACCTTTGCAAACTTGTCGTTGGACATGAGTAGCTTCTTGATGCCATCCATGCCTTCACTAAAGATTGCGTGTACATACTCGGGGTCAGCGTCTTTCAGCATGAAGTCCCGCACAGATTCCATCAGGGCTTCCTTGGCATCCTTTACGGCTTCCAAGTGATCGACGAGTAGCGTCTTGTCTAACTCAAGCACAGGCTCAATGAACATACGCAGAGTCATGTCCATCAGTTTCAATTCTTGTTTAGGGAAACCCAGCGCCATGTACTTGTTGAACAGTGTGTAGGTCAACTCGGTATCGTTGATGCAGTACTCAGCGTAGCGCGCCAACTCCTCGGCAGAGAAGTCAGCGTAGTGTTTACCCTTGGCATGAAGCACCTCATTGCCCTTGGCTCCGATACCCATGCGTTCAGCTTGCTTGGCTAGGCCATGCGCCTTCTCGTGTGGGAACAAAGCTCGTGACATACCAAGCGTGTCAAACCAAGCCATAGGCTTTACGCCATACAGCCAGTCAAGCACCGCACCGTCGAACGCTGTGTTCTGCGCAACCACCATCGCATCAGACCAGTCGAACTCTTTGAGTACCTTCTCCACTTGCGGTTTGGGATACCAAACGGTTTCACCATCGTCTACCTTGATTGCAATGCCAATCATCTCAAACTGAGGCGACCGCACATACTCCTCGGTAGGAATCTTGGTCAGGGAATACTCAGTTGAGTAGAAGCACTCAAGGTCAAGGGTTACTATTTTTGGCATATTGTTTGTCAAACTCTTGTTCGAGTATTTGTTGAGCTTTTGCAAGCATGTTCTGCGGGGCGATGATCTTACTCGGCGCTCTGTACGTCACGGTACTGCGTTCTTCTTTTTCTTGCCTAGTCAGCAATTGATGAAATGTTCTAGCCTCAAACCTTGCACGACGGGCTTCTTTGTATGCGGCAATTAGCGCCGCTTTTTCTTCAGGCTCCAAGTACCACAGGCGGTGTACGTGTCCGGCGTCAGGTTTCTCTATCAATAAGTCATCTAACTTTTCCCTAATGTCGTCAAACCTTGGTGAGTAACGTCCGATAAGCCTTTCCCCATCCAAGTCCCCAAAGAAGTCCTCGGGGTTGGTCTTGAGTCGTTCAATAATTACTTGTACTGCTTGCATCATTTTGATTTGTCCCTTCTTAGTTTAGCTAATGTTCGGTCTGTCATTTCCCGCAAAATTCGTTTCTCATGCTCAAACCAATCACGCCCAGCTTTTGGTTTCTCTTGTTCCGTCCACAACACTTGCCCCTGTGCGGGATTGACCAAACCACCTTGCAACGCCATTCGTGGGTCAGACCAAGTACCAAGCATGCCCGATGCAATTTGGTTCTGTGAAGCCATCATGCTTGCTGCTAAGTTTGCGGTGTACCCTTTTAGTGCGTTTTGTTTTTCTTCTTCACGGCGCTTCTCGCCGTTAAAGATTTCGTCGACCACATACTCAGTCAGGCCCGGCTCCAGTATGTATTTCTCAAACGCGGCAGTGAGAGCATCCTTATCACGGTCTGACAGCTCACTAAACCCCACAGGTACTTTGCCCAGTATCTGGTCAGTTATTCGACTAAACCTGCCTTCGTATTTAAAGTCTTTTGGGTGTGACTGCATGCGCTCAATCAGCATACGTGCCCCTTCGGAGCAGTTTAGTTCTTTGTCCATGTCCATGCCATGCACTCCTTAATTACGTTTTCAAGGTATTCGTAGTTGTCCTCACGAATAATCATTGGGTGTCCCCCGCACTTCTGTATTGCGGCAAGGTTTTTAAGTTGTAAGCCAGTTGCCTGCCCCTTACCCGCCTTGGCTTCGATAGCTACGAAGTGTCCGTTGATACAGCACAGGAAGTCAGGAACTCCACTGTTGCCGAAGCCAGTACCGATAGGCATGGCGTAGTAGATGTCGTGGGCTTTCAAGATCGCTTTGATCTTTGCTTTGACTTTTGACTCAGGTGTCGCTGCCATCGGTCATTTCCTCCAACTTGTATTTGTAGTGCAGTGCTTTACCGGCGTCGTCGCTACCATCTTTCCTGCCTTGACGCATGGCGTATTTGATGATGTTGCCTTTCAAGAACCCACGGAATTCTTCGGGGGTCAGCACGGCTTGCATCACCGTCCATGGTTGGATTGCCATGTCTTTGTAGTGACTGCCACTAACTTGCATGTCGTCTGCGTTTGGAACCATTTCAATCATTTTGCTTCTCCTGTAGTAAAGCGTCATAGTACTGCTTGGGCATCGGGGCTTTCTTGTCGAGGGTTGTGCGCAACCACTCCAAGCCACCAAGCTGCTTAAAAATTATCCACTGCCTGTCACTTAAACGTACGTATCGTACCTTTAGGGGGGCGGGGGGCTTTGGTCTTGGCATCTGTTAAAACTCCTTCATGTTTGTTTGGTTGTCGTTGTTTGGCACGGGCGAACGTACCAAACTGTTTGTAGCCTAGGCCTTCTTCGTTCTTGATCTGGTTGCTTGGATTCTTTGCACGAAAGTACGGGTCGGCCATGAAGATGCTCGGGCGGTCAACTTGCGCTAACTCTTCCCATGGGTTGAGTACTTTCATGCTTGCTTCTCCTGTGACCACTGGTGCAGTCTTAGTTCTGCGCTTTCAACGTTAAAGTTTTTGCGTAGTTCTTCCAAATGTGCTTTGGCTTCATCGTTCATGGTTCTGCGCACATGTTCTTCAACAAGAGCGGCGAAGTGTTCAATGTCGCCATGCAAGGTCAGTCCGTTATCCTCAATTAGTTTATAAATTTCATCTTGTGTCATTTCTTCATACCCCTGATGTAAGCGGAAAAACTACCTATCGTATCTGGCCCAAATGCTTTGAACTTCT